ACGGAACAATACCTACTGGCACACCAGGACAAGGTAATAATGGTGGTGCGGGCTCTACAGATTTAAGCACTTATGGTGCTGGAGGTGGAGGTGGTGGAGCTTCTGCTGCAGGAACAGTTGCTGTTACTATAACAGGTGGCGCAGGTGGCGCAGGTACTGCTTCATCTATTACAGGTACTCCTGCAACATATGCTGGAGGCGGAGGTGGTGGTGCTTATGGCGCTAGTACTGGCGGTGCTGGCGGTGCTGGCGGTGGTGGTACAGGAGGAAGTGGACCCGCTAACTCAGGTCAAACTGCAGGAACTGCTAATACAGGTGGAGGCGCTGGTGGAGTTTCAGGAGACCCAGTACCGGCAACAAATGGACTAGCAGGTGGTAGTGGAGTAGTTATTTTATCATTGCCCACTGCATACTATACTGGAACAGTAACTGGAAGTCCTACAGTAACTACCTCAGGATCAAATACGATTATTAGATGGATATCAGGTTCAGGAACATATACAGCTTAAAGAATTTAGGAGAAACAAATGGCATTTACATTAGATGGTACAACTGGCGCATACTTCCCTAGCTGGGCAACGGCTGGAAGACCTACATCCCCTGCAACAGGACAAACGGGATATAACACAACTTATGCTCAATTAGAAGTTTATAATGGAACTTCTTGGGTTTTAGTTTCTACTGTACCTACTTATACTGCTTCTTATTTAGTGCTAGCTGGAGGCGGTTCTGGAGGTGGGTCTAGTCAGCCATCAGGTCAGTTTTCTGGAGCTGGAGGCGGCGGTGCTGGCGGATATTTGACTGGAACTACATCCCTAACAGTAGGTACTGTTTATACAGCTGTTGTGGGTGCTGGTGGAGCTACTTCTGGAGCAGGATATAATAATGGAAATGCAGGATCTAATTCTACATTTACTGGTTTAACTACCGCTGTAGGCGGTGGTGGAGGTGGCGGAGCAAATGGTCCAAACGGTTCTTCCCCAGGTGGATCTGGTGGATCTGGTGGAGGAGGCAGTGGTAGTTCTTTAGGTTTTTCACCTGGCGGAGCTGGTACTCCAGGACAAGGTAATGCTGGAGGTCAAGGACAAACTACAGGACAGGCTGGAGGCGGTGGCGGAGGGTCTGGTGCTACAGGCAGTGCAGGATCTACTTCTTCTCCTGGTTTTGCAGGCGGCGCGGGTGGTGCAGGAACTGCGTCATCTATAACTGGAACACCTGCTTTTTATGGCGGTGGAGGTGGAGGCGGTGCTGGTGGTCCAGCAGGAGGCGGTGCTGGCGGATCTAGTATCGGTGGTGCTGGAGCAGTTGCAAGTGCGGGTCCCGCTGCACCAGCTGCAAATACAGGATCTGGCGGAGGTGGAGCTTGTGGGTATGCTCCAAGTGCTACTTTTGTAACAGGTGGCGCAGGATCTTCAGGTGTAGTTATTCTTTCAGTGCCAACTGCTAACTATTCAGGTACAGTAACAGGTTCACCAACCGTGACAACATCAGGAAGTAATACTATAATTAGATGGACCAGTGGTTCCGGTACTTACACAGCTTAACAATTTTTAACAAGGAGAAGTAAATGTCACATTTTGCAAAAGTAACAGACGGTAAGGTAACGCAAGTTATCGTTGCTGAAAAAGAATTCTTTGATACCTACGTAGATTCTACACCAGGTGAATGGATTCAAACATCATACAACACACAAGGTGGTAAACATCTTTTAGGTGGTACACCATTACGTGGTAACTATGCTGGTATTGGTTATACATACGACAGAACAAACGATGTATTCTATGCACCTCAACCATTCGCTTCATGGGTATTAAATAATACAACATGGACTTGGGAAGCTCCAGTAGCTATGCCTACAGATGGCAAGAAATACACATGGGATGAAGCTACAGTAAACTGGGTTGAAGTTCCAGCTGTATAATGAAGATCCTAGTTGGGGTTTTAATTACACTTTGTTTACTTGTTTGCATACATCAAGCTCACGCTGAAACAACGACAATTAACCAAAAAGGGATGCCAGTGCCTAGCGCTATGGCACCTAGTATGTCTGCGTTCTCACAAGATGTTTGTGCAGTGCCTATTAGTGCAGCGGGTAATTTAGGTTTTATCTCTTTATCAGGCGGTACCGTTCTCCTTGACGAAAACTGCGTGAAAATTAAGCTCGCCAAAACATTAAACGACTTAGGACTTAAAGTAGCTGCAGTATCAGTTTTATGACAAGACCCTAAAGTTTGGGACGCCATGGAGATGAGTGGCTCACCATGTCCTATGGGTGGGTCTGTAGGTCTAGCTGCTAAGAAAGCATGGTTCCAACGTAATCCCGAAAGGTTCAAAAAACTATATGGCGAGGATTATAATATTCCTGCTTTGCCTTCTACTAAGGAGTAATGCATATGCTTGGTACTGTAATTTCCAGCCTGATGACCAAGGTAACATCGTTCCTGGATCTATGTCTTGCAGTGGTATCTCAAATGATGACGCTTTGCAGAACCATTATTGCGGTTGGTATAGACCGAATGATCCTTATTGCTCAATATATCAAGTCCCAGTGTGTAGCCCTCAAGTTGAGTATAGAACTTTGTCTTGCCCAGTTAACCAATCAGGCGCTATTAATGAAACTAGGTCTTATGACTGTACTGCACAAACTTGGACAGGTTGGACAACAACTTCTAACAATTGCACGCCAAATCCGCCAACGTGTATTGAATCTACTGAAACGAGGCAGCTAACATGTCAAGCTGGCTTCGAAGGATTATCTCAAGAACAAAGAATTTCGATTTGCTCGGATCCGTATGGTTCTCCAACTTGGACTGCATGGTCGGAAATATACAATACTTGCAAGATGACGGCGACAAACTTAAACAACCCAACATCGCCAATCAGTCCAATAAGTCCAACGAATCCGAACAGCGTGTTGAACCAAGTCACAACTGCACCTATCATCCCACCAGAACCTGTAATTGTACAGGACATGACTGCATTGACAACGACAACACCGGAAACACCAGCTACTTCGGTAGCCACAGTAAAAAGCGAAACAAGTGGGGGGACATCTGCACCAAGCCCCGCAAGTACTACGACGACGTCGGGTACAGATAAAAAAGATAATCCCAAGGGCGTTGATGTGCCTAAAGGAAAAGAAATAGTACCAGGATTTGGCATCGTCATGTCGATGCAACTTATAAACCCAGGCTACAACCTGCAGCAAATGCAAATAGAAGAATCAATTAAACTTATACAGGAACAAGAATATGGAAGACAACAAAACATACTCCTTGAATTTATCAGCGCAAATGATACTGGGNNTTATCTTATCNGTGCTAGTGCCAATAGGTGGCGCAGTATATTACGGGATAACCCTCTTCAACGATTTGACCTCGACGATTGAGGAAGTAAAAAAGATGAGCTCTGTTGAGACTCGTATTATAGTGTTAGAAGATAGATCACGTTCTACTGAGCGTCAATTAGTTGATGTGATGATGTCTAACAATCGTGCATTAGAAAAAGCAAACGAAGCCTATGGTCGTGCTATTGAAGCTAATAGTGTTGCTAAAAGTACTGCAGACAAAGTAACAGACACAGTCACAAACGTTAAAGACGAAATGAAACAACTACGAAAGGCAATGGTAAACCCATTGAATAATTAATATGCTATCCATCCTCTCCTCGATTCTCGGCTTCGCTACTGCGGGACTACCAAACATTTTAAGCTTCTTCCAACAAAAGGGAGATCAAAAACACGAGCGTGAAATGGCTCAATTACAAAATGCTCAAGCTATGGCTATGGCAGAAAAAGGTTTTATAGCACAAGAAAAAATAGCAGCTATTGAATTAGAAGGCACGTACGCAGAAACGTACGCTCAAGAACGCACAGCTTTATATGACCATGATAAGAAATTAGTAGAAGGTGGCTCTCAAACAGTTAAGAATTGGAATGCTATGGTAAGACCTGTAGTAGCATTTATCTTTGTGGGTGAGTTAGTGCTTATTAATTTTGTATCATTAGCGTGGGCTATGTATTCTGGTGTTGACTTTATAGTAGCTTCACAAGAGGTATTCTCTACAGATGAAATGGCTATCGTAGCATCTATTATTGGTTTCTACTTTGGGTCACGTACTTGGGAAAAGAAATAAGTGAATGTATCAAAACGTGCTATTAAACTTATTAAACATCACGAAGGCGTGCGTAATCGTCCCTATCGTTGCCCTGCAAACCTTTATACTGTGGGTGTTGGTCACCTTATCGGCGATGGCAAATCTTTGCCTGATTCTTGGAACAGAACTTTTACGGAAGCTGAAATAGATGGAATTCTTAAATCCGACTTACGTCGCTTCGAGCTGGGAGTACATAAGATGCTACCTAACGTGCCTCTTCGACAACATGAATTTGACGCCATTATTAGTTTTTGCTTCAATCTGGGCCTTGGATGCTTTCAAAGATCAACACTCCGTCAAGCGCTTCTACGCGGCGATAAAAAGGCGGCTATGGAATCGTTAGTGAAATATTGTCGTGCAGGTGGTAAAATACTCAGAGGTCTACAAATCCGTAGATTAGATGAGAAAGCACTCTTTGAAGGTAAATAATGCC